CAATCATAACACTATACAATTTACAAAAAATGGAAGTATTACAAACTAGCAATTAGCGTAACATTATACCTTTTTTTAATTTTTCTCGCGGGATCAAAATGGGTCATATGGAACAAAATTTCTCAAAAATTCCCTCTTAAATAGATGCACCTCAAATTCCACATTCAAAAACGAACATCTTCTGTTTTTTCAAAATCGTTACTCTTCAAATTTATAATAAAATTTTTTGACACCCCTTGCCAACTTTCTATAATCTTGGTATACTGATAAATGTTATGGAGAGTTGGCAGAGTGGTAATGCACCGGACTCGAAATCCGGCGAACCGGTAATACCGGCGCGCAGGTTCAAATCCTGTACTCTCCTTAGTATATGTTGATATATCAATATCTAGAGCGTTATTGGACAACTTCTGGACAACAAAACATCCTTAGGAATTATCCTGGGGATGTTTTTTATTATCTGTTTTCGTAACTTTCAATAAAGCCACAACACTTCACAGTCATTTAAAAAGAAATATAAAAAAGCCCGCCTCCCGAAGGAAGCGAGCAAACGAGTAGGTCACACTACTCCGGAGTATATTTATTATACATTCAAAAGCTCTTGATAGCAAGACTATTTGAATGTGCCGAAAGCTTGGCCGTTGCTATCACGGCATACGAGATAACCGAATTGGCCGTTGCCTCGTGGCTGTCTAATCCAGATATATCCACCGGACTTCGCCCAAGCGTCATAATTAACCTCAGAGCCGGCAGGTAAGGTTGCGATAAGACTCGACGTCGTAGTTGCTCCCCAACGGAGATTAATTGCCGAACCTAAAGTGAACGTACCTTTTTCTGCAGTCCACTTAACACCCAAGTCGTCTGTCCAAGTCGTTTGGGATGTTACCGGCTTAGGCGCTGGTGTAGCGACTGGTTTACTTTCTACCTTTGCTCCAGACGGGTTAAAGAGCTTCAAAGCGTTATCTGTTACAGAGATAGAACCGTCGACTTTGTAACCAAGTAAATTATCTGTGTACTGCCATAAGTCGACATAGTTTGCACTTGGAAAATAGTTGAAGTCTGGGTTGCGGTCGGCGGCTGCGCCGTTTGCTAGTGGGTAATCTGCTAACCAAAAGAAGTCCATGTGCGGTTTAATCGCTTCTAAGTTAAATTGCGGAAGCAGATACTTGTAAGTGTAAAAACCAGTGTGGAAACCAGCTTTTCTAACCACATCAAGGAAAGCAATCACCGCATCAGTAGTTTGGTTAGTTTCCTCGGCATCTAGGATCATAAGTGTGCCTGGTGCTAAGTTAAACTTAGCCTTAGTTTGTGCGATGAAATAGTTGGCCTCAGCAACAGCTTGGCTAACAGAACCACCAAACTTACCAAAGTGGTAGAAAGCAAATCCAGTATACCCTGCTTCTGCTGCACGGTTAACTTCTCGATTAGCATAGGGGTTAGTATAATTCGTACTTTCCGTCACTTTAACAATCGCCTTGGTTGCTCCCAAAGACTTGTAATCAGCAACGGTTAAATCTGATTGGTAACTTGCCACGTCTACAATAATTTCTCGTGTCATTTTTGTTCTCCTTTCTCTTTTTCGTTCTTTTCATGCAGATACTCGTCACTTAGTTTGTAAACATACTTCTTGACAATTGGTGGAATGGGCAATCCCATTTGACCTAAGTTTTCAACGATTGAAACAAGGTAGATTACGCAATAATATGTTGTCCACAAAACAGCCCACCCCTCTTGGTTCATCGCCATTAGGATAGGATAGCTTAGCAAAGTGATAAGCACAACCAAGCTATGCTTGATTAATCCTTGAAGTCCTTTGCTTGAATTTGTGATGTGGAAACAGAGACTTTTTATATAGCCTGTTGCCACATCAACCGCTACAAGGGCCATAAAAATTGTGATAATAGGCTTGTCAATCAAAGTTGCACTATTGACAATTAACTGTTCGTGCCAAGCCATAGACTAAGCCTCTGTTTCTTCTTCAGCAAAGAGCTTGTCTTCTTCGGCGTAAACATAGTCAGCAAAATCATTCTTATCTTTACGCACTTCCTTGCGATTTGTTTCATATAACGCTTGGTCTGGGTAGTAAGTGTTAACTGATCCTGACCCACCATCTGTGGAAAGAGATGCCGAGAAAGTGGCCACAGTTTGACCGTTTACGATTGAGTTACCTTGTAATTGAATTGATTTAGTTTTCTTTAACATTGTTAGTACCTTCCTTTTCTTTATTAGTGTTTTGTGCTTTGGCTAAATCTTCTTCCAAATGCTTAAGCTTAACGCTTAAAATGGTCTCATTAAGCTGTGATTGGGCTAACTTCATAGTCAGTTCTTGGATAATTTCTTGTTCCATATTTTTTATCATCTTCCTTTCAATTCTTCAATTTGTTCTTGCAATTCTGCAATTTGATTTTGTTGTTTCTTCAATAGTGGGAGCAAGGCAACGGCAATTTTGTCATATTCGATACCCTCAATCTCACCTTGCTATCATATCTAACTAACTTGGATAGCCCTTCTTTGTCTAATTCATCAGCAATTAATCCATAGTGCAAGGCATAACCATCATTCTGCCTTCTTTAAACCTTGCTTTTTCAGCCTTATCTACCCACAACTTAGGTGAAATATTAATTAATTTCTCACCGTAATTTTCCATGCCATGAGCGTCTACAATGGCTGTTTTATATTTAGAAGCCGAAGTTGACCTTAGTAAAGTTCCGTCTGAACCAACATAAAGGTTGGGACTAGAAGATGTTGTTCTATTAGTTGCACTCGTTATACGGGTATAACTAGCGTTAATGTGAATTTCACTACCACCTGTTAGACCACGCTGTCCAGCACCAATAGCTATTTGTGGTGAGGATTTAACTACGTCCCCATAGGCAGTTCCAGCTGTTAGAGTGACTCCAGTATTTCCACCAATAATTCGTGTACCAAAGGTTTTATCTATTAAAATTCCATAACCACTTGCAGTTATTAGGTCTGATGGTTCAGTATCGCCCACATAAATTTCCAGTGCATCACGTCCTTGCAGACTTGCACCATGATAACTTCCAGCGCCTGTAGTAGAAGTGATGTAATTGTCAATTTTGAAATATGGTTTTTGGTTGTTATCAAACAAGTTTTTGCTTGTCAGTTCAAACACACCATTATGAATACCAACCCCATCACCAATACCATTAAATGCCTCAATGGTGCCATTATCAATATCAATGTGGAAATTCCCACTCGTTGATTGGATGTGTCCGTGTCTGAAATCAACCGCACCCGTCATGAGGTTCAGTGATAAGTTAGGCCCTTTCAATGTACCAGTCGTGATGTTATTTGCATCTAAATTAATGATCCTTACATTCGCAGCGTTCAAAGTCCCGGCGGTAATCTTGCCGGCATCAATGCTTCCTATCTTAGCCGATGTAATAGCTCCGTCTTTAATCTTAGCGGTGTCCACACTCAGATTACCTATTTTTGCATTCGTGATAGCCCCATCAGCAATATGAACGTTTTTAATAATTGCGCTATCTAGCTGCTAGCGCCTGTGATGTGGAGAAATTTACCATCAATTAAGCCGTCAGCAAAAAGATTAGTGGCATGCAAGTTCTTGATATTGGCAACATTACCGTCAATCACAGTACCTCTTAGTCGTTGTCCGTCAATCGAACCTGCCTTAATCTTAGTTGCGTCAATACTATCAATCATGGCCGACTTGATTATTGAATTATCGATAATTGTCTGACCGTCTAAGTGAATGTGGTTACCTTTGAAACGCACATCACTGTTATCTAAAGCCAAACCGCTTAAAATTCGTCCGTAGTTATCAGACAGAACCGCGCTCCAACCATCGGGCTTTTGCAACATTTGACTCTTGTAAGCCACATCTTCGGGTGCTGGTGACCAATCACTTCTATTTGTGCCACGTTCCACCTTAAATTTAGTCCATTGCCACCAGCCACCAGAAACTCCGTCCCATCTAGCATTAGCACTATAATAATCATTACTCAACATCTCCGAATCAACTTTAATCTGTAAAGTTACTTCTCGCCATGTAGTATTGTTGGTGGCAACAACTTTATCTGATGGTGCGCCATAAAGGGCTTTGTCATATCGTGTTTTGTTACCCACTAATCTGAACGGGACAAAAGTTTGAGCTGTGTTACTTACTAATTTCGCACTACCATATTGATATTGCATATATACAGTTAGAGTGTCGCCAACTTTTAAGTTATACAAATTAATTCTAGGAACTAAAGTTACAACTTCGTTAGTATTTCCTTTTGGAGTATACCCCATACCTTGCCATGTAGAACTTGTGCCTTCGGCTAAATTTCTTCCAGCGCCTACTAGGGTTGCACTAACCTCTTGCTTAATTTCCCCAGCAGTCTGGTCAATTCTGCTTTGAATAAGACTATTTGCATCAGACTTAGTATAAACAGAGCTTGCCTTAGCATAAGTATTGCTTACTTCGGCTTTGTAGCTGGTAAGATTGCTCTGTACACCATTAATTTTCCCTTCCACATCTTCGGGTGCTGGTGACCAATCACTCGGCTTGTTACCTTTTTCTAACTTTAATCCAGCATAGTAAATATTGGTGTTAGGTGTGGAGTTATATTCTACACGTGTGTTCATCCGATACAATGTGGACTCTTGTACCTTAAAAACCCATGAATATTGTTGCCATTGAGTAGTAATAGGCTTAGAACTCATATTGATTGCATAAACAGTTGCTCCTGTATTCGCAGAAGTTTTAGCCTCATCAACGGTTCCAAATGCACGATAGATATCTAAAGTACCAGTATTAATTGTTTTGTCAGCTTTTACGTAAACCGATAGTGTAATAGTATCGCCACTCTTAATATCCGCTCTACCTAAAGCGTTTTTCATGTTAATAAGAATACCTTGCCACGCTTGATTTGTGGAAACACCATCATTGCCATTGAAGATTTTTCTATTAATACTTCCTTCATAACTAGCAACATCGCCAGTAATATCTGCCGTCCCTTTCAGTAAATTCCGTCCACCAACTTGCAATCCGTCTATCTTTCCATCAATCTTCTTGATGGTTTGGTAACTACCTAAGGCAGTATCAATTTTGGAGTTGTTAGCCCAGTTAAAGTTACCATTACTATCAGCACCTAATGAACTAATCAACCGTTCTGTCTTATCTTTGGTTGACTTTGTTTCATTGGTATTTTGTTGTACCTTGGTTTCAACCGTAGTTAATTTGCCAGTCAACTCATCTTTGGCTTTAGTAATTTCCGTTCTCACACCACTAATTGACTGATTTACACTATCAGCGGTTACCACGTGGTTGGCTTGCCCACTATCTGTAACCGTCTTAATTAATTGTTGTGGGGTGGTCTTGTTTTGTAGGTCGGTAATTTTCCCTTCTACATCTGTCGTTAACGAACTTATACGTGAGGCTTGAGCCTCAATTTTTTCATTAGTAACAGATAATTCAGCGCTATTAGCTTTCTTAGACAATTCACTATCAACATAAGATTTAGCAGCTTTCAAGTCAATCTTGCCATTTAAATTGCTGATTCCAGTCTGGTAAGTCGTGTTATCAACTTTCTTGGTAACTTCTTGTTTTAACCCATCAGCGTCTGCTTGTAAGTTATTGATAGCACCTTGAGCATTGCTAATAGAAGCACTCATACCTTTAGCGCCTAAAGATAAAGAATTGATATTATCTTCATTATCCTTGACCGCACCTTTTAAACCAGTAACATCAGTGGTTAAAGTTGCCACTTTACCTTTTTGGTCGTTATAAGTGGCTGTCAAACTATCAGTTGTACTCTTAACACCTGTGGAAAGGCTATCCAAACCTTTAGCCAGATTACTAAGGCTAGTACTATTAGATTGCCAGGCACTGTTAATTTCGCTAGTAGCAAGCGATAAAGAGCGACTGAGCTTATCAGCTTGTGCACTGGTGGAAACCATCCCTGAGATTGCTTGGCTAATAGTTTCACTAGTTGCTTTGCTCTGACTATCCACATCGCGTTTAATTTGTTCTAAATCTACTTGTGTTGTTTTCAACCCGTCAAGCGTGAGTGAATCGGCTTTTTCTAAACTGGACCAAAATTCACTGTTCTTCGCAGAAAGTGAACCCCACACCTTGTCAAATTTAGTTGATTGACTATCGATTACTGATTGAGCTTGTGAGTAAGCCTCGCTAGTTGCTAAGCTAGCTGACTGTTTGACTGAATCAAATTTACTATTTGCTAAACTTTCGGACTGTCTGAAAGTTTCGGATAGTTCAGACTTCGTTGGAACGTTGGCGGTTAGGCTTGCAACTTCCCGACTAACCCTATACACATCTTTTGTATTAGTGATTTCTTCCCAGTTGGTACCATTCCAGGTCAACATATAGACATCGTTGCCGTCAGTCTTAAACCATAAATCACCAACTTTTTTAGCTGTTGGTTCTGTTGTTCCACCATCTGTTCTGAAAACAGTATGATTACCGTCTGCAGCAGTTTGGGCAAGGATACGAGTTTGGGCTAAATTATTCTTAACTTCCTTAGTTTCACTAGCCACTGCTGAAATTGATTCGCCGAGTGTTGTGCTTAAGTCACCAAGTTCAATGGAGTCATAAGCGTCAAGCAAAACATTCCACACAATACGAGTGACTTTGATTTCACTATCAATGCCAAGCTTTTCAAAGCGCACAGGCACAATGTCGCAAAGGTCAACGTATTCTAGTGGCGCAACGTTTTTATACTCCTCTGTTTTTGACAAATCAGCAAAGCTAATCTTTGTGGAAACCTTAGGTATGCCAATTCGGTTATTCACTACATAGCTTTGCGCTTGGTTCTTGAGTAACTTCTTGATCTCAGTTTCGCTAGTGTAGATAGTTTTGTCATCGCTACTTGCATCACTTGGTTTGCTACCTATGCGGTAGTCGCTGAACTCGCTTCCGAAATCAACCGGCAAAATCTTACGGTTAGGATATTTTTTCAGATACTCACTATCAACAATGTAGCCATCGACCGTAACCATTTGGTGGTCAGAGCCACTAGCATAACTAACCGCTGCATAAGGATAGATTGAAGTGTATGTTTGACTGATGTCCTGTTCTTGCTCAAAGGTCAGCAAGTTCCGACCGTAGCTTAACAGAGTATTAGCCGTGGTTCCACGTTGCTTGCGCAAACTGATATGAAGATTATCGAAACGGTATTCTCCACCCCAAACATCCAGGATGGAACCTGCTACCCCACCAAGAACTTGCCGAGCATTTGTGGCTTTGGTAATGTCTAAAGATGTTTCGTTCTTGGTCTCAATATCTGAGTCAACTACGATATCTGGATTCCCACCAAGTAGAGCACCTTTCCATTGCTGCAAGGCACTTTCTGCATTACCGCTAAGCACTATAGAAGGAGTCACCGCTAAATCTGCAGTGATATATGAAATATGTTCGGCATAAACCGTTAAATCAATATACCCATCATCTGACATTTTAGGGGTAACAGTTTTAATAACAAAACGTTGGTCTTTCAGCTTGTGACCAGCGTCAACCTTAATAATACGGTTATTCGTCAATAAATCTGCCCGTTTTCCTTCTTGTGGATAGGTCATAGAGAGTGTGAACTCTCCGTTGCGCTCTTCGGTAACTAAGACTGATAAAGCGTCAGGCAAAGTTCCTAACCCGTTGCCGAAGAAATCCGTTTCATCAGCACTATATAAGATTGGATAACTCAAATTCTCACCACCCATCTAGGAGTTATTTTTACTGTGAAATTACTATTATTCCAGGTGATTTTGTTACTTCCTGGTTGTAATTTCAGAAAATCACCGTGCATTTTTCTAAATACAGTTTCGGTTCCGTTTAAATTCGTGCAGGTTTGTGCCTCTGTGTCTAGCACTATACCTTTATCCACACCTTTTAAACTCAAGCCATTAATCGTCACATCTCCCGAACCAGTCAAAGTAATTCTAGGACTGGCCGAAATGTTACCTAAGTTGACCAACGTAGACCCACTAGCAACTGCACGCTCTGAAAGTCCTTGTTCAAGATACTTATATGGCATAAATCTCAACTTGACCTTAGAACTCGCCTCTCCGACATTGTAGTCAACGGAAAAACTATCTAAAAATTGTCCTCGATAAATATATCCAGGATCCTGACTAAGTTTAATATCGAAATACTTACCGTTTGTAGCGAGCAAGTCAGCGTGCATACTTTCGATGCCCTTCCTGATTTCTGAATTTTTACCGATGAAAACGATAGGAAATTCACGTTCAAAGGAACTACGACGGTTATTACTGATAGTTAACGTCCCGTCGCGCCCAGGAATATTCAAATCGGTTATATCAGGAACGGAAGATGTCACTGTGTAATTGGCTTCAATATAGCGTGGTAGTCGGTTGACTTCTTGCCGTTAATTGTAAAACTTGCGTAGCCTATGATAATCTCCCCCTAACTCTTTGATTTGTCAATTGGTCCATACCTTGCATAACCGTGCGCAAGGCTTCACGTTGATTGTCGTTACCCGGCTTAGACAATTCGCTTAAGATAGCACCGACCAAGTTAATTAAAGTTTGTTGATTGCTTTCCACACCGCTATTATCGATAACATTCGTCGCTTCCAAACTAACTGGAGTGGCTTTGACTGATTTTGATAAACCTTTAGCTACATCAACCGCATGCGCTGTCCCATTGGCATACTGTGGCAAGTTACCAAATAACTTTGCGGTTTCTGAGGCTTTAATAACTTTGGTCCCTCGTGGCGCATTGTCGATTGGAACGTTACGTCCAAACGGAATGAAAGCTGGCTGACCAGGGAATTGAACTGCTTCACGAAAGACTGGCCCTGGTTGGTCGTTAACCAGCATTGGCCCACCTTCATGGTAATTCGTCCCCTTAGCACGACCCTTACGACGAGTGATAACTTCATGAATTGTTTGGTAAACAGTTGTTAAAGTCTTAGTCCACGTTCGCATAGCGTTAAAACTACTAATAGCACTTATAGCTCGTCTTGCGGCACCCGAAGTATAATCCGTACCTCGGAAGTTCTTATGATTAGGATTAGTCCCATTAAAACTACCAATCGAACTTCGACCACGTCCACTTGCACTATCAACAGAACTTGAATTACCAGTAAACGGTTTGTGCTTTGGATTAGTTCCGTTGAAAGCGCCAATTGAACTCCGACCTCTACGACTAGCATTGTCAACAGAATTAGAGTCACCAGTCATTGGTTTGTGGAGTGGATTTGTTGAGTTAAAACCAAAAATAGAATTTTTCCCTTTTTGACTTGCTTGGTCAACGCTATTGGAATCTCCTGTCAAACTTTTATGTTCTGGATGTTTTCGATTGTACTCGTCGATGTTAATTCCAGCTTGTTTCAAAATCGCACTAGCATTAGCATCGTTGGCTAACAATTGTTTAACAGTAGTAGGCAAACCATTCCACAGTTTGTATTTAGCCACTGCGTCTGCTAATTGTGGTAAGCCTTTGGCATTAACGATAGCTTCTTTAGCTTGCAAACTTAAACTGTTCCACTGACCAGTTTTTTCCATCGCCTCAACCATGGTTTTACCGACATTGCTTTTAATCCAGGCTTTTTGCTCCTTGAGGCTTAAACTGTTCCACTTTCCTGTGGAGAGCAGAGCATCAGCCACCATTTCTTTAGCGTTTGAGCTTAACTTTCCTTCCTTTTCAAGCAATTGGATTTGATTCCATTTATTTTTGGACTGAACGGCTTTTTCTACTTCGTCAATCGCATTCGTTTTAATTTTTCCTGTCTTAGGGTCAAAAACTAAACCATTCCACATATCCGCAGCTTTCTTAACAGAGTTAGACATGTCGTTAGTCTTAGCAACCATAATCGCACTAGAGTTAGATGTAACCTTAGCCATTTCATCTGCTCTTGCTTTGGCTTGGTCATAAGATAGTCCTGCTTCACGCATGGAGTCTTTGATTTGCTGAGCTGACATTCCACTTGCTTTAGCACATTTGTAGTAAGCATCAGCAATCTGATTAATTGTTTTTTGGTCAGCTTGTCGTAAAGCTTTCATAGACGCATTATATTCAGCAGTTGTTAATTTACCTTCTTCATGCATCTTTTTAAGTTCTTTGGAACGTTTTGCATAAGATTTAATCGTGTCAGCTTCTGATTGTTTGAGTGTGGTCAAAGTATCTTGTCGCTGTTGTTGATTCATATTTTTGTAATCAGCATTCAATGCAGCTAAAATTGTTTTGCGTTTGCTACCACTAATTCTCAAAACATTAAGCATTTCATTTTGCATGCCTTGTTCGATATTAAGTAAAGCAACGCGTTGATTGGCGTCTAGGTCTCTAACAGTACCATGATGACCTTTTAAAATCGCTTGATATTGCTGTTTATAGTTCTTGAGATTATCTAGCGACTTATTCATCGTTTGTTGTTCTTTAGTAGCAGTTTCTGCAGCTGCGTTTTGAACTTCTTTTGGCATATCTTTAACAGAGGCTTTAACTTTTTCCACATGATCTTTAGCTTGCTTTTCAATTTGAGCAAATTGCTTATCGAAAGAGTCAGCTAATTGTTTGGTTGAGGTTTCACCGGCGGTTGTCATGTCAGTCAGCGCTTGATTAATTCCCGTTGTTGTTTGCTTGAAACTACTCAAAGCCTTGTTGGTTTCTGAGCCAACCTTAGTTCCCCATTGCCCAATCTCAGCATTATTCTGAGCAATCTTCTTACCAAACAATTCGTAGTAAGCAATCCCTGCTACAATAGCGACACCTACAGTAGCAAGCATTGGGCCTAGACCACCTAAAGCGGCAGTCGCACCAGTTGTTGCACCAGTCATGGAAGTCAAGCCACCAACAGAACCCGCTGCAGAAGTTCCAATTTCTGCGATTGTAGTAGCTGCTGCACGTTTGCCCGCAATTTTTCCTAGCCATGTAGCTAAACTCCCACCAGCTTTAAGCAGGCCACCGACAGCGGTTCCCACACTTCCAATTACAGAAATGAGCGGGCCAAGTGCGGCAACTCCTAAAGCTGCGTAAGTGATTAACTTTTGCATTCCAGGACTAAGCTCTCCAAATTTCTGTGCTAACTCACTAATTTTTTGAATTATTGGCGTGATAATTGGCAAGATCACCCGTGCTACTTGCATCATCATATTAGTAAGGCTTTCTTTGAAGATACGTATTTGGTTTTGTGCAGATTTAAGATTGCTTTCGGATAATTTACCAACGTAGTCTTTGCCTGCAGCTTCTTGAACTTTTTTGGTTAATTTTCCTAATTCTTCACTATTCTGTGCCAAAATTAAAGCAGCTTGCTGACCAGTGGTTCCAAAAATACTGTGGAAAATGTCGTTCTTTTGGGATTGTGTCAAGCCTTTCATATGCTTGTTCAAAGTTCCAAAAATTTCAGTCATAGATTTCATCTTACCTGATTTGTCGATGAAATCCTTGGTTGATAAGCCCAATTTTTGAAGCGCATTTTTAGCGCCAGTTGTTGGTGAAATGAGAGAATTAATAACTTTTCTCAAACCAGTACCAGCTTTATCTGCTTCTAAACCATTATTAGATAAAATACCAATCGCACTTGAAGTTTCTGCGAGACTAAACCCAGCAGAGTGAGCAGTTGAGCCAACATAAGACATGGCCACACCTAAATCTTGAAAACCAGTAGAAGTTGCATCAGCTGCATAAGCCAGTGAGTTGACCACAGCCTTTGTGTTTCGAGTCATCCCAGCAACTGAGTTAGATTTCATCCCGAAAGCTTCAAGTGTTTGCGAAGCAACTGAGGTGACTTCTGAAAAGTCATCACCTGTGGCCACAGACGCTTGAAGTTCAGCATTCATCGCTCCAATTGCTTGTTTTGATGTGTAACCACGTTTTACCAAGTCTTGGTAACCTTGAGCAATTTTGGTTTGTGATATGCCGTATTTATTGGAATATTTTTCGGCATCGGAAGTCATCCGATTAATTCCTGACATCGTTTCTTGGACGCTTTCACCACCTTGACGAATTAAGTTTTTTGTATTATTCATCGTGCCATCGAATTCAATAAGCTTTTTAGCACCATATCCAATGCCGGCTGCAATTGGTGCGGTGATGTGAGTCGTCATACTTTGCCCGAATCCTTGAATTTTTGATGATACGGACTGAATTTTTTCACCAATTGAGGTAAGCTTTGACCCTAATTGTGTCCAGCGTGACGATTGAACAGCAATCTGTCCAGATAAAGAGGACATTCGATTGCGCAAAGCTTCCATTGCTGCGGAAGTTTTATTGACCTGATTAGCCGCATTCGCTTGTCGCGTAGATAACTTTTGTTGTTCGCTTGCGGTTTCTGCAGTTTTACCTTTTAACTGGTTATATGTAGCCATTTGTTTTTTAAGCAAGGCTTCATAATTCCGCATTTGGCTCTGCATAGTCGCATAGCTAGCCCGCATAGCATTCAAATTATTCTTGTTTCCACGTAACGCAGTATCTTGTGCTTTCAATGCAGAAGTTGTCGCTCTAATCTGAGCTTTCAATGCAGACGCGTTAGACTTAAACGGGTTGATATTTAATTCAACCGTAGCGGCTAAGTGTCCTAAAGATGCTCCCATTTTCTTTTATCCTCCTTTCTTTTAAACTAACCAAGGAAAGACCTCATCAAAGTATTGTGTCTTTTCCTCAAAGATTGAGGCTAATTGCTCCAGTTCATCAAGTGTAAATTGGTTAATTTCTTGAAGCTTATAGCCGTCCTTCATACGTGCTTTATAAAACTCATCAATTTGTTCTAGCGCTTTCTCTATCTGCCTTTCCGTCGTCACTTTTGTCAGCGCTTTGTTCCTCATCATCGGAAGTTCCGAGCGAGTCACCGATTACTTTATATAAAACGTCCATAGATTCTTGGTCTGCACCAGCAATGAATGCCTTTTCTGAAAATTGCTTGTGCCAAAAACTTGAAGCAATCATCGCAAAATCTTTTTGTTGTTGGTCAAGATCCTTGTCAGTCAGACCGTCCTTTTTGTTATACATCTTGATTTGATGCGCTTGATACTTCATTGCATTGGTCATGTCGATTAGCATAGGCGGTTCATTACGCACGTATGTTTTCTTTTCACCATCAATCAGTAACTTAATTTCGTATGCCATATTAAAATCCTTTCGTTTCTATTCGTCTCACATTTCTCGTCTCTGTCTGTTATGCGTTATCTATGCTCCAGGAACTGATGAAACTTCCTTGAAAGCTTCTAAATCTTGGTCATTTTTAGGAAATACCGCTTTGTGGAAGGTTTCAAAATCAAAGCCTTCGTTATCTTCGCGACCAATTAATAAAATTAATTCTTGGTCGCCACGTGGTACGAAAGAACCTTCGATTTCGTCCGCTTCAGGGTCTGGTGCACCATCTTGCGCCTTAGTGTTAAGCGCAGGTAATGAGAACATTCCCTTGAGCATCCCTACCCACACATACTTGCCATTAGACATCTTAGTCCGGAACAAAGTAGCAACGTAATTAGGAGTTAAATCTTTTTCGTAAATTTCCACACCCTTAACAACCTTGATGCCAAATAAATCTTGTTTCATCTTAGTATCTGTATCGTAGAGGTTAATTGTTTCCTTAGCTTCTGTAATACCACCGCTCAATACCAAGTAAGGTGAGTCGTCGGCTGCTAAGGTTTTTAATTCGTTTGTCAATTCCACTTTTACTTCGGATAAACCAGAGATTTGGCGTGTTTCTGCGACAGTGTTTTTCTCATCATCAACAACACCGTATTCAAATTTCGAAGCACCAAATTTTGCAACTTTTTTATTGTCTGCCATAATTTTTAGTTCCTTTCTCTATAACCTTCAAAGTTCCCAGTAACCATGACTAAATTATTGTCATCTGCATCGTCATGAATGCTTAAATAGTATCGTTCATATTCATGTTCTTCTAAAACGTCATAAATACGGTCAATGATTTCTGAAACCTTTGATTTATCTTTCTTTTCTACCCAAAAATCAACTTGCACTCGATGAAATTCAATCGCACGCTTATCATCGGCATAAATAGCCGCGTCGTACGGAATATTAGTAATCCTTATCCACGGAGCATTGTTAAAATCATCTTTAGGGGTACTAGTAAATACTGGGTTGTATGTCAATTTTTTAGCACGGATAGCATTAAGCATATCCATCAACTCGGAGTCTTCCGATAGAATTTTAGCCACTTTAGTATTTGGTAGCGTCATTCAACTTTCAACTCCTTTACAAATTCTGCCAAAACCTGTCCTTTAGATTCTGATTGCGACTTTTCTATAAAATGTTGAGGCCGTTGCTTAGAAGTACCAGAATTAGGGAAGTGAGCGATATAACCTTTGCTTGAATCGTAACCAACTTCTTGCGTGTAGTCGCCACCAACACCCGAAAATTTACCTAAGGTAACATGGTCGCGCAATGGTCCTTTTCCTGAGTGATCTTCAGAACTGACCGGGGTGTTATTTTGCAAGACTGTCTTAAACTTTTCAGCGCCCGACTTAACCGCTTGTCTAGCTTTTCGGTCGTAACCTTTAGTGAGCTTATCCACATTGGCAAGTAGTTCAAATTCTCCTGTAACTGACATTTAAGACACCTCCCTCGCTTGAATCTTAGTCAAGTCTTTCTTTTGATAGTCAGGATCTAATCCTGTAATTTCGTAAGTTTTGCCTCTCCACACAATCTGCCAATCTGGTTGAATTTCCATTTTTTGCTTGTAGGCAATCAGAAATAGCGGAGTGTTTTTTCGATAGCAACTTGCTCTTTTTTATTGAGCATTTCACGAACAGTAAGCTTAGAAACTTCAGCCCAACAGGAAAACAACTCTTCGGTTTTTTCGAAAGGTTCAAAATCTTCGTTAATACCAGTTGTTTTTGCCACAAACGTAATCCGTTCGGTCATGTTATTCGTCCGCATCTAACTCACTCCTTAGCTGATTGATAATAGAAACGATATTATTCGATAGTTCTGGTCGATAATTATCTGCAGATAAGCCACGCAAGTAATAATCTTCCTTGACCATTTTCATGAGTGCAATAAAAAAACGACTATCGTCGATATAGTCGCTTGGTTGACTATCAAATTTTATTGCTCTAGCAAGTTCCATTGCAGAGGCATTAACCAGTTCCTTCAACACATCATCGTCAAAGTCTTGGTCAATCTTGCAGTAATTCTTAAGTGTGGAGAAACGTTCCTCTGTTAGCAGCATGGCTAATCACCTACCAATTCTAGAAGTTGCGACTTGGACATCGAACTTGTGTAACTTATGCCTTTGTCGTCTAGGTAGGACTTGATTTCAGCTACCGTGTTAGCAGAGGTAGGCTTAACGCCCGCTACTGATACGGGCTGTGCTATTTTCCCGGTTCAGATACTGTCACAAAGTAACCAGCATTTTGGTCAGTCGCCTTAACATCGTAACGTGTGGCAACAGATAAGTATTGACCGTAGATTTCGTTTTCGACCCAACGGAACGTCAAATCAGCACGGTTAGCAAATAACACAGCACGTTCTAAGTCACCGACAAAGCCGTGAGCTTCGCCCGCTTGTCCTAACAATGTATCTTCTACAATAACGACTGGCACACCTAAAATCATAGCTGGAGAGCCTTCAGCAACAGCTGGGTGCAATAAGTATTGACCATTTTTATCTTTGAGAGTGTCTAACCAGTTATAGAATGATTGACTGGCCACAATCATTCGATTGTAGGCTGGATCTAAGTCTACGTTCAAGACTTTCTTTAAATCATCTAAAGTAGCGGTTTCCTTTGCAGTGAAACCTTTAATAACAGTCGAAATATCAGCGTTAGTAGTGTTTACTTTTTGTTGTTTTGAATCACGAGCGACCAAACCCACTAAATCGATTGCCGAATCATCAATAGCCTCTTGTGACAATGGAATAGCACCACGGCGAGTTGCAACTTCCCACTTAACTTGTTGAAATTTTGGCTTTGCTAAGTCTGGATTAGCTTCCAATTCTGCCACAGTATTCATCTTAGCGGTAGCTTTTGCTAATACTGGGTAACTACCTGACGCGGTTGTAACTTGTACAACACGAACGTACTTAGTCAAATCCGTTACTGTTTTAACTTCGTCTTCGGGATTGTAGATAACTGCTTCAGGAATGGTTACCTTACCGTCTGTGGACTTGAAGCCAGCAGATGCAGCATCCCGTGTGTGTAGATATTCGTTAAACATAGAGCGCAAGTTCATCTTCTCGCCACCTTTCTTTCGCTTAGCTGGTTCTGGGTTACCTTTCAAGGCTTCCTCGTATGACCGGGCTAAATCTTCGTTTTCTTTAATTTCATTTGTAATATCTTCGATTGCTGAACGCATAGCCTTAGTAGCTTCTAAATCTTCGTTAGTTTCAGCGTTTTCTAACGCAGAACGTAATTCTGCACGCTTAGCAATTTGGTTAGAACGTAATTCATTTAATTTAGCTCGGACTGTCTTTAATTTTTCTTCTAAATTCATTTAGATATCCTCCATTAAAATCTCTTTATTTACTTCAAAAAGCATTTGTTGACGCTTTTCTTCATCAATTTTCTTCGGAATAAGTTTCTTTGACCGTTCACCAACATTAGCCACAGTATCAGGGTAAGCCGGTGTAGTTACAACCGACACATCATATAAGTGGTCAATATTACGAATTACACGATTATAGTCGACACCGTCTTCTTCCGATTCCGTCCATTCTTCTGAGTTTTCATCTTGAGAAATTGTAAATGCAAAAGAGCACTGATTGATAACCCCTTGACGAATATTTTCCATAAGGTCACGAGCGTAGCTGGTATCTGTCGGTGTAACTTTGAATTTAAGACCAATATTATCTACAGAGAGTTCCATGTTTACTCCTGAACGTCCTAGGACTTGGTTTTGGTCGTGATTGAAAGTAGCGACGACGTTTGACATGTCGGCATTATCTAATGCGTGCTCATCAATGGTCTCCCGAAAGTTAACCCAGCCTCCTAAAACTTCTGACTGACGGTTGAACATTAAAGCGTAGCCTTCAATAACATTAGATTCTTCTTCCTCTCCAACCGACCGTAAATTAATCTTGGTTTGGATTTGTCTTGTTTCCATATCCATTCATCCCACCTCCTTTCAGTTGATATTCTTCTTTAGAATCTAAAAAGACCGTGTTCAATGTTGATTGGTAACGGTCCATGTTAGGTTCTTTAGATTTTGCTCTCCCACTAGCCTCTAAGGCCTCATTAGGAGTCAGTAGGCCAGCATTAACAGCTGATACGGCTTCTTCCATTGATAGTCCTGTTTCTTTGCGCGTATCGAACTCTAAGTGCATTTTAGAACGTTGTCTGTCGCTCAATAACTTAGATTCCATTTCTGCTAGGATAGGCTTAAAGTAGTAAGGTAAATCTGAATTAATAAAATCAGATTGCAATTGCTTGATTGATTGGTTAGGACTATTCACACCAAGCTTGTATGCAGGAATATGCATTGCCTTGGCAATCTGGTTAGTGGTGTAGTCATTACTGTTAATCAGACTAAGGATGTTAGTGTCGACTTCCAGATTTTGGTAATCCATGGTGCTATCCACAATAATTGGACTGCCAGCCACCGAGCCTCGCTGTGCATACTCGAATTCTTCACGCATTTTTCTGCGGGCTTCCTTGGACAACTTACCAGTAGCTTTCAGCACCGCACCTTTAAGTCCGCCTTTAAAAAACTTCATGAGCGTATCCACACCATTTTCTTGCAACGTAATTTCATTTCTCAAAGATAAGAGCGGTGACCGTCCATGAATGCCATCATCGCTAAAAAATTTGAAATGTAAAACGTTATCAGGCTTTTCCACAATCTCTTTGCCGTCATTAGTGTAAAAAATGTATTTGATATCGTTGAGGTTACTATCATCAATATAAGTATCTGACGGTTTGAAATATTGAATAAGCGACGGCTTGTTAGTCCGTGGATCTCTGACGATACGAGAAATACCATCCCCAGTTAACAAGGCATTAACTGACATCGCAAACCGCCAAGAATACGAGTCCATCTTAGAATTAGGCTTTTTATTAACTAAATACTCCACGTTATCATCGTGGATAGTATCATCCGTTTTATCGTCAACCATAATCAAGCGGTAACGACCAACCATAGAGCCAATGATTCCTACTGCCGTTAACACATCGGAGTTCTTGAGCGCCGAAATACCGACATAGGCCGAATTAGTAACGCTTGGGAGAATATTATCTTCTAGCAAGTCAGTCGCCCAGTCCCGTGTTTCCACACTACGAAATAAAGACATTTAATCACCTCCTTTCGCTTAAGAGAGAGATGAGAGAGAGTAAAATAAAAGACCCGCCAGTTAATGCAAGTCCTAGAAGTATATCTTTCACGAAAGCTACAATCAGCAGCAATAACAGACCGACTAAGAATAGTAGTACGGTCTCATTTAATTTTAGCCATTTAAAAAACATTAGAATCCGAAATCTCCATTCAGTATATCGTCGTCGGTTAAATAATTATCAATATCTGTGGTGAAACAAACCGCATAAGCATCTAGCAAGGCATCTAACGCATCAATCTTATTAGCATACTTATTTTTGTCAATACGAGCGCCATTATTATCAGTCTTGAGTACTGCGTTGTTTACCGCCCCACTTAAAATTTCATTTGGAGCATGGACCACCCGTTTTTCTATCACATCATCTCTAAACTGTTTGGTTGGCATTGAGAGAGTGAGCGTTCCTTGTCTAATTTGAATTTGCTCCCACTCTGGATGGTTCTTTTCAATTAAGGTTAGTAGCGGGCCATATTGCGCAGGGTCAAAACAAATCGCTTGCACATCTAAGTCATTCACCGATACAAACTCATGTAGCCAATCGTACACCCGCTCAGTATCGATAACGCCCGATTCTAGCGTGGTAATTTCACACTGGCCTATTTCTTCAAGGTGTCTGTAATCAAGCCTGTCAGCCTTAATTTTAGCGTCTAAACCATACTTAGTGCCGACAAAAGCAAAGCTATCTGCATACCAATACCCTTCAAAAGGAATCAGCCAAGAAATAGCAAACAGGTCAGAAGTTCGACCAACATCGACCCCAAACCAGACCTTCTTACCTTGAATATCCGCTCTAGGAACTTCAGCATCATCCCAGGTTTCAATATCCATGTAGGAATCTTCTTCAGCTTGGCGCCACATATTGAAGTTCTTAATCAGTACGGAATTGTAAGTTCCTTTTTCTTGCGACTCTTTCTTGCGTTTACGAAGATAGTTCATCACACGTTCGTATTGGCTTTCCACACTTAGGATAGGGTTAGACTTTATCCAGGTTGACTCATCATCGATTTCTTCGATATTGTCTTGCTCAGCAATATAAGCGAAGTAAGTCTCATCTTCAATCTCACCTTCTAAGATTTTCCTTGCGTAAGGATACTCGATTGTGTGCATTGGCGCATTAAGGTCAAAACCTGCTGTGGAAATAATCATCGTAAGCGAATTATCAAGTTGCCCTTGACCAGATTCAAGTAACTCCATCATTTCAATAGTCTTAGACGCTGCGTATTCATCGAGGATGGCTACATAAGGTTCAAACCCATCGACCGTCCCAGTATCGCGAGAGAGGGGGCGAACATAACTATAGTCATCTAGGTTACGAATTTCTTCACGCACACGCTTAGTAGCACGTTTAACCCAGTCATCCCGGCTTCTTAATGCAGTCAGTCGCTTAGCAATCATTTCAAACACAATAGAGGCTTGTTTTTTGTCGTTAGCAGTACAAAAAATTTGTCTTGAGTAAGCTGGGTCTTTACCAAATAAGAACTCATACAATCCAACTCCTGAAATCAACAAAGATTTCCCGTTCTTTCTAGCCACAGATATCATAGCCTTGCGGAATCTACGCCATTCGGGATGGTCCTTGCGGTACCAGCCATAGATAGAACCGATAATAAATTTCTGGAAGTCAGCCAGTGGAAATGTTTGTAGCGTTTTAGGGTCAGGTAACATTTCCATAAACATGATTGCTTTGTCAGCACGTTCTTTGTCGAAATAATACGGAAAATCATCAGTTTTAGCTCTTTCCAAGTCTTTTTTATGCCTTTTGCAAGCTAAAATAACCTTTTTTGACGCTAGAATTTCGCCGGTTAATACTTTCTCGATGTATTCATCCATCAGCCAAACATCTCTTTCATTGTCTTGGGCTTATCTTCCTTATCGCTATTCAAAATACCCGTATTGATACGCATGCGACTATCCACAGTTAACCCAAGGTCGGAAGTTAAGCCTTTGATATTTTTGGTCACACGATCAAGGTAAGCGTACGATGCAACCCGTTCTTCTTGGTCAGGAACATTCTCGATTAATTCTAAAATTTCTCGATAAGCTGCATACCAGGTACAATAGAGACATACAGTCGCAAGGTCCATATCACGAACAGGCAATTTCTTTATTTCTGGGATGACTCGCAGGTATTCTTCTCGTGCATATCCAGTCAGATATGTGGGTGGTTCATCATTCAATTCTTTGAAACCATCTTTGGCTAGCATTTGTGCTTTTAGCTTAGTTTCCTGACGCAATCTAGTTAAATCGCCAGTAGAACTCTCTAGAATTTTGTATTTTCTCCCCATTTAGCACCACCTCCTTAAAATGTTGATTTGTCGGGCTCCAAAAATGAAAATTGTTACACTTTTGCGAAAAGAAAAGTGAATGTCCGTTCTAAAGAACCTTTATATATAGCCCCCGTTCATTTTTCGGGGGGTAGGTTCAAAATAAATTTTTTGAAATTTACTGAAATCAGATTTTTCAAAAAGATTTAACAATTTCTGATTTGCTTTTCGTTTCGGTTTGAATTGATTTGAATTCGAATTTGAACTTAAAACCAAAAAGTGTTTGATTACATCGTGATAAGGACTTAGAACGTTATCGATATTCTCATTCGGAACAGTTAAGATAATCCAAACGTTATCGAATGTCTGTTCAGTCCGTAACTTCCGTAACATCTGTTCATACCACAACATGATATAGTCATGCGCATCATAGTTAATCTCACCCAAAGGCAAGCCAGTTATTGTATGCATCAATGCATCATAGTCATAGACTAGGTCATGCTTAGATAATCTCTGCTTAACCCAAACTTCCTTTCCGCTATCTGGCAGACCACACACTATATTAATCCGCATGTATCTATGCGCTCCTTTCTCACGCTTGCACCACTCACGATAAGTCTTAACATCGTGACAGTGCTTGCAAAGTGTCTGCAAGTTGTCTGCATTCAATCGTTCTTTCCAATCATCTTTACTAGGAATAATGTGATCAACAATGTTTCCTTGCTTTCCACATCTTTGGCAAAGACCATAATCTCTATCTAGTACCTCTTGACGCACTGTTCTCCAGTCTCCCGACTTGTAGAAAGACACGTACTCCCCTTGTTTCAATTGCCGCCTCTGGTTAAATTCTTTATGGTGCCTTTGCTTTTCACGGTAGTCTACCCGTTTACCACCCGGGAGTAGTTTTTTAATCATCGCCCCACCACCTTCCGCTGCAAACAAAAAGCCAGCCGTTTCCGACTGACTTTAAAATCAAATTATTTCAAGATTAATACTCAACATCTCTTGAACTTATCACACTACCATAATACCACTATATCGCCCTACTCGAGTTCTACTCAATCTCTACCGAATCTCCACTCAATCTCTACTTTTTTGTTTCAAGGTATCATCGATTAATTGACGGAGCTCAAGTAAATCTTGCTCACTTGCTAGGTTCTTTACGAAAGAACGAGCAGTTGACCGATAGGTGTAAAGCTTTTTCTTTTCCTTGTTCTTTTCATCCCACTTTTTGTTTGCGCGTTTTCTTGCCTCTGATAATTCTGCCATTACTTTCCCACCACCTTTAATATAATCCATAGAATTATCCCTATAACAACCATAATTCCAGTGACCATTCTTATCATTCTAGATATCCTGTCTAAGTATTTCATTTTTCCCTCCGTTTATGATATGCTTAAACAGAAGAGGTTGTGCTGACCTCTTCTGCTTATTATCATTTGATGAGTCGTTTAATCATTTCGCAGACCCAGTGAATCACTCCGGCTGCTCCTCCGATAGTTCCAAGGACTTCTAACATCTTGTAAAGAACTACGAAGAAAGAAATGATTTTCGACTCTTTTCTTTTTCTTGGTTGCACCTTATCACCTCCTCCTTACATATATTATAATACACTATTAAACGTACATAATCAATAGTTTTTTCTAAAAAAATAGGGAATTTTTATTGTAAATTCCCCATTTTCTCAATATCTTCATTTATGTTTTTGTATACATGTAAGTCACTATTTTCTCCTAGCAACGGCTCAGCCACTACCTCAAAAGCGTCAGCGAATTGGTTACATGCTCTAATTCTTAGATTGTCATAACCCGCCCCGCTATAATTTACTCTTTCGACTATTTGCCATGTCTGAAAATGCTTTTGGTACTTTAGCTTTAGAATTGTTTTTGACATTTCATCACATGCTTCAATCGAGTTAGTCACCGCCTCAATCACTTGGGTAGCCCACGCACGTTTCACATATCTACCTTCAAGCGGGTTATCAGTGCTACCTGATGATGCCACTCCGTCATAAGATGTTTCTTTTAACGTGCTAACAGTCGCCATACGTTGCAAGCGATTATAATCACCTTGGAAAAAATCATTCACATTAATTGCAGTTTTTTGTAAATCAACTTCATCAAAAAGTAACATTCCGCTCCCGCCTTTTGCTATAATGGTTTTAGGTATTTTTTGGCAGGAGCTGCGCAATTGCGTGGCTTTTTTATATAGTCACTAACTTGCTTTTGCAAATGCCCAAGCCAAAAGACTACTTACGCCTACAATAGGTTCGATAAAAACCAACTTAAAGTCAGACCAATTCCACCAAGTCCAAATACCATGAACAAGCGTTACTACTAATGCAAATTGCGATACAAAAAAGAGTGCTAAAAATAGCTGTGCTAATATTTCATTTATTCGTCTCAATCTACTTCACCTCCTTAACTCGATAAATAGATACTGCGAAATGATCTTTTCCCTCCCTAAAAAAATCGCTTAGTACTTTCTCTTTCTAAACGCCTAGAATAAAGCGCCTTGTTTATCTCCTCATACGTTTTCCGCTTGCGCCCAGTCTTTTTCTTGACAATACCCGAAATGCTAGAATCATCTTTGCTAACAACTGCAAAAGTATTGATGTATACTCCCGTGACCACCGCATTTTTCACCACTCTGTCAAAACCTACAAGCAAGACATTATGCACGGTTTGTCCGACTTTGATTTCTTTCATCTTCTTGTTCCTGCCTTTTTCTTTCTAACTTCATACCTAACGCAATTAACTTGCCAGCAACTGAGACTATATTTGGCAGAAGCTGCGCAATCGTGTGGCTTTTTTTACTCTATATAAGCTCCTAATAATTCATCCACGCTTGTTCCACAATAATCAGCTATCATTAACGCATTCGATCCTGGCACCATAGTCGACCCATTGAAATAATTAGCTAGCGTAGTTGATCGTAATACCAGATTAGCGGCTGGGTGAACATCCCGCCTTTAATTCGGAATGGCCTTCCTTGCTTTAGTTTCCCGTGTTTTACCACACTTCCACCTTCTTGCATTGTGGTGCTGGCACTTCAATGCATGCGTCCTCACCAGTTCCCTTGAGCAACAATAGCGGCTCTCTGCTTGGAATTTTAATTACAGCCTTAACCCAATAATAGTTTCCTTGGTATTCAACCTTATCTCCTTCAACCACGGACTCCACCTCCTTGAAGATAATCTCTTATGATTGTTCTGATTATTTCTTCCTGTAAACTATCTAAACTATATCTCATGATTTTTTCTGCATCCCCGCCATTCTCTATTATTGAGACACCCTTATTTACTAGATATGCTTTATAATTTTCTAGCGTTGCTTCTGCTCTATCTGCATTGCTCATGCTTTCTTCCCTCTTTCATCAAGATAATTACTTAATTCCCTAATCGTCATCCCTTTATACGGCGCTAGCTCATGTTCGACTTTCCGCACATACTCCTTAACGCATTTTGGAGTGATTCCTGTTTTATCAACCACTGTACTTATGTGATAATTCTTGCTGAGCGCCCAACAATTAAACTCCACGGATCTATCTGTCGCTTTAAGCACCTCCATTTTTTGCAGATAAAGGCACACCAGATTAACTGGGATTTTCACTCTCCTTGCTACCGCTTTAGGTGACTCTCCTACTTTGTAATCTTCGATAAGTGCTTTGCTTGTGGGCCGATTTCTAACTCTCTTTTCCCAGGCAAGCTTGTAGATGTTACCTTCTGGGATGTTTCGATACTCGGACTCGTTCCATTTTTTAGGAACCGTCATATAAGACCGTACCTTCTCGTCAAGGTCGTTAATGTCCATCCCCATAGCTTCTTCAAGCGTCATCTATCTCACCTCAAACGGATTTTTTCTAAAGCCAGGGTCTTTATATGCCAATAAGCCTTTAGGGTGGCCTATGGATTTTTGCTCATTTACCTTCCGTTTTTTCTTCTTGACCATGGTTATTTTTCCTCCTTGTTGCAATCTTTTAAATAATCACTATAGAATTCTTCTAAAACCGCCTTTACGCTCTGAGGATTAGGTCTCGACTTTAGCATCACCCCGCCCAAAGCAGCTAACAATCCAGCAGCTAACGGTCCACCAGCGCTTTTTATATAGTCATCGGTTAGATGCGATGAAAGAATTGAAAGATACGAAGGTACAATTTCTTCTATGAGAGCATCATATTCTTTGGCCTTTCCTTCCAAAATTTCCTTAATCGTTTCTCCAAGAGATTTTAAAACTAACTCGTCCAAAATGCCTTGTTCTATATCGTTGTAATCCTCCTTCGAAACAATAACTTCAACACTTGTTTCTTTACCATTTTTTCTTGTAATTAAAATTTGATGGTCCATTATTATTCCCCCATTTCAGCCCATATACCAATCAACATCACTAGAATGCATAGTAATAAATCATCGAGCTCATATCTCCCATCATAACCACGAAAAACATTATGATTGACATTACACCTTTGAACATCACTTTCCCTCCGTTTTAGGCAGGTCTGGTATCGGAGCCCACCATAAATCGTTATAATCACTAGCATAGCCATTAAAATCAAGCAACCCAACAATGCCTGCAAAATCATCCCATTCGTCAACGCCTACCCACTGACCATCAGTAACCAAAACTTTTTGGCCAAGGTCAGGCACAGGGCAATCAAATCCGTATTGTTCATCTACCCATGGCCGTTCTTCTCTCTCTTCTTCCGTTATCGGACGGGTTTTGAACTTAATCCAATCCACTTCTTTTCTCCTATAAATTTTCATCAAAAAATCAACCTGTTCCCCAGATACACAAGTGTTACTAAACTTGATGTAGGTATCTACATAATATTCATCTTTGTCGCCGTTATAAGTTACTTCCCAATAACGGTCATCTTCTTTTTCTACGGTATTGGCGAATGTGGCTTTACGATTTTGTAAATCTTTGCTTAACCAAACCAGACTTAAGTCTTGAGGTTCTGCCAAAAATGTCTTCTTAACCGATAAGAAAATGGCTGATTTACAATTAAAAATAAACTCATCTGTTGTCATTAGTCTTTTCCCTCCAATTCTGAAATCAAAAACCCAATAATTTCTCGTTGCTCTTCAACGATTTTTTGGTAAAGGTTGAAGTAATCGCCGTCCATTTTCCTCGCCAAACGCTTCTTCAATCCTAATTCTTTTTAAATGTGTATATACGGTCGATTTCGCTATCGCTAGCTCCTCACCGATTTCTCTTGCCGAGTATCCTTCTTCCGAAAGGCTTTTAATTTGCTCGTGTAGCTGACTATAAGCAACCGCTTGCCTCCTAGTCATACCACCTTTTCTGGTCTTGTAACCAGTTCCTTTCTCTGCAATCAAGATATGACCGACACCGCCAACCGACATCTTCATGATTTCGGCAACCTCTTTGCGTGTGTAGCCTTCGTCAATCATCTTGATAATTTCTTGATTTCGCTTTTCATTGACGCTTGGCTTTTTCTTGGTTTTGCTCATCATCGCCATCTTCTTTTTAGCTTTTTCAAGCGAAACGTTCCAGACGCAAGCTGACCATCGGATTTTGTCAGCATTCTTGTTGGGTATGCTTTCCCAAACCTCATCGCCAAATTTACGAAAATCGTAATTTTTCCTGAGTCGTCGAAATGACGCTGTGTAATCAGTCATGATTACCCTCCCAAAACTTTATTTTTTCCCGGCCAGGATAAACCAAAGAGGTAGAGTTGAACCACCTCAGGCGCTGCTAGACCTGCTAACCGTAGCAATGGTGAATTTTCTGTTACAATAAAAACTTCCAAAGAGAGGATTCTCACTTCCTTTTATTATTTATTGCAGCTACTGTTTAACAGACAGCTCCGTTAATCTGTGACCAAGTGATCAGTTGAGTAGTGAATAAGTATAGTGTCCACAGATTAACGACGACCTTCGGACTTGCACCGAACCCGTGAGAAATCAAATTTTGTGTTAGCACGGTCAATTTGTATCGTCTAGCGGTTTGAAAGACTATATATTTTATTTTTTGGTCGACCGCTTGCGACCAACGGAAACCGACGGAATTGCACCGCCCACTGGACTTGTGTAGTAGTTTTTTCACTGAATATCTAAAGGAGAAAGTTTTAATGTACATCTTCGCCCTCGTGCTAATTTAGCTTCCAAATGAGGGGTAAAGCCCCCTTTTCATGCTAGCGGTTAGGTCCGCCGTTCCTTTTTACGATGTGAGCCAATACTCCCACTGGCTCTATACTAATCAGCCCTCTAACAAGCTGATTAGCTAAAGGATAAAGATAATACTCAGGTCACCCAGCCAAGGTGACCAATACTCACAAGACCTTTGACAATCTTGCAAGCTGCTTTCTGGTAAATCATGCCTCATTTTGTGAGTATCTAAGCACGCTCCAGACGGGAGATGTCCAGTCTCCCTATACCCACCAGTCCTTCGACAGACTAGCAAGCTGATTAATCTCGGAAGTAATCCAAGTTAACTTTTACCTTTCGGTTTAATAGTCGTCTCACATCCCTTTGTAGAAATTCTAACTTTGTTTTCAAAAAAAGCGTTTGAACATCGAATTTCTATGCCGTTCCTCAGCACCTTAAAAGACCCACCTTTAGGTGTTTTACTTTTGTGTTCATCCTTCATTTTTTTCACCTCCTTTTATTTATTTGTCGTCTCACAATCTCGATTTTGTAGACCCTTTACTTTAAATTGTCCGTCAATCGATATTTTTTTAGCTTTAATCTGTACACTATTTTCTAACACCCTTAGATATCCACCTTGGGGTGTTTTCTGTTCAAATTTAATTTCCTTCATTTTTTCACCTCCTTTTATTTATTGCTAAAAAACCCTGCTACATAGATAATAATGGCCAATAAGAATGCTGCACCTATCACGTCAGCATAATCACAAAACATCAGCCACATAATTTCTAATGTGATCACTTCACCACCTCCATAACATCCCCATTTTCATCAATGGTCTCACCGTCTTCTGTCTTAAGCGAACCATCTTCACCTATGTAGGTTTGTCCTGGAAGCTCCTGACTCCACTCATTAGACTTAATCTGACCAGTATCTTCATCCCGTCCGATTGAAACCACCGAGGAAACACCAAGCTGAGGGGCTAACTTGCTAGAAACCTCTACTTGAATCATCCCGTTATTTCGTAGCTCCCCAGGTTCAACCGTAATTTTTAAGTTGATTACCCGTTTCTTAGTCGCTGAGGTCTGTGGATCCATGATATTCTTCAGAACCTTTTCATACTCTCGGTCAAACAGTCGTTGTACATCTCCGTTCGCAATCTTTCCTAATTCCATTATTTATCCTTCTTTCCGAACATTTTTGCTTCCAGTTTTTTTCGCTTATCCTCCAACGCCGCCCTATCTTCATCAGATAGCTTCGGCACCTGATAGCCTTCTTGCGCCCAGTCTGGCAGTGTTTCTTTTTGTACTATGCGTCTGCGATTACTTTTGCGCTTGTTAGCATATGTTGTCTGCTGGGTCTTAAAAGCTTCTTCGCTTTGCTTAGCTTGTGCTACTGTTTTGATATTCTTATTCAAGTAGCCCTCTAGAATTTTCTTCAGATAATTCATATTGGGCCGTTGGGCTTGGTCTGCCATGTAGTCAATAGCATGTGCCACCAAGTCATCTCCTAGCTGATCAATGTAATCGATAATTACTGGTGTGTTCATCCCGTTTGCTGGGATGCCAATCGCCGCTAATTTGTTGAAGACATTTTCACTTGGTGTCGGTGTACTACTACTTCTATTAGTTGTTTTATTAATATGTTCTATTTGGGTCAAACCCATTTGACTACCCCCGTCAAATCCATTTGACCACCCTGGTAAAGTCGGCTTGACTACCCTAGTCAAATCAGTTTGACTACCGTTAGTAAAGTCAATTTGACTATCCTTGGGAATATATCGCTTAGATAAACTTCCGTAAGTGATATAACGACCTTTGATTACCCCAGTTTTTTCATCCACCACATTCTCTGTTTCAATAAACCCTCGTTCTTTTAGCAGATTGACGTAGCTGATAGCAGTTTGTCTTGAAACCTTTAACCTTCGAGCAATAGTGTTATTACTCATGTAAAATCTTCCTGTTACATTAAGCATTGAATTGATTTCGCCGTAAAGATAAGCCGCTTTCGGCTTCTTTAAGACTTCTTCGTCATAAGCGACATACGTAGGGATGTTTAGGAATAAATTAGATCCTTGAAACTCGTCCATCTTGCTCAACTCCTTTCGTCAAACCATTCACATTGCCTCTTGCTCATTAGACCTAAGGAAACAACCTCCTTGGTGTTTAGCTTAACGCCGTGGAAGTGGTACTTCTCGGCAAAGCTCTTTGCTCCGATTGCATGGAACTCTGCGTGATGTTCTACGCAGAGAGCCTCCAATCTATGCCCCCTATGGTCAATATGTGTGCGGTCGTTACCCATCCCCACAGTATCCTCGTGATTAATCTGAATGGCATCTCTACGCCCGCATACGGTGCATACACGATACTTTAGACACATCTTGACATATTGCTCCGTGTCCAAAGAATTAAGCGTCTCAGGCTCAATCTGAGCGCCAACCTCTAAAGCTTTATCAACTAGGAAGTCAATAAATGCTAAAGCCGTGTTTTCTGAACAGTAGGATAAGGAAAACATCTCCTTGCCTACAGACTTGGTATATTCTTCTTTCAGCTGATATTTCAGCCGCTCTTTCTGGTAGTTAGTTAGGTATCCGGTAGCTCGGGCTATTTCACCAATAAGCGCATAAGCTTTTTTGCGCTGTTGGGATGTTATCATCCCCGATACTGGGATGATTCTATACTCTTGCACCCCCTCAGCTATGTTAACCTTTAAATCTGGTATATTTTGTATCCTAAACTGGGCTTGATTGCCCCTAATTCCGTTGACTATTCCTAATAATTCATTCATCTTTTTTTACCTCTTGTGTGTTGATGGTAAATTGAAGTCGATTAACCATTTACGAGTAGAAAAATATTTAACAGCAGAGCAATTAGCGCTAGCGCTAGAGAACCGTATGCAATAAGTTCTTTTTTATCCATACCTATCTCTCCAGAAAATTAATCATACGATTAACTTCTGCTTCAGGGTACTTGCCATAGCCAGGAACTCCTGGCTTGGCGATTGAACTAGAGTCTTTTCGGCTGTTAACCATGATGAAATTGTGCCCATTTTCATAGAACAGCACTTGAATCCGATAATCAGGGGTGCTGTTAAAAATAATTTTTTCCATATTACTTACCTCGTTTGTGTTATAATTAAATTGTGTTAATAATTGAATTGTTGTTGAAACTCGGCGCTATTGCCGGGTTTTTTCGTCTTGGTCCAAAAGTAACCCGACGATTCCAACCACGATTGCCAGAAACAAACCGTGCCACCAAACAGGTCGCCCTAGGTCGCTTGACCCGGCCAGACCAGCGACGATAAATAACGCTAATACTTGTAAAATTTCACCAATGATAACTTTTGCCATTCTCAATCTCTCCTTCCACGTTTTGACCCGGCATACAACCATGCCTTGTATCTTTCAACTACCCAACCGACAAACTCAGGCACGTGAGCCGTGAGCGCTACGGCTAGGAAAATAACGATCAACCAAATCATCTTTCCAACTTCCTTTCCCATTCAATGCGGGTAAAGTTTTTATCCATCCACTCACACGCTTGTTTTGCACGGATAATCCACGCATTTCCCCTACCTTTGCTAGGGACTAACCATCCCCCAGGTTGGCGATAGTCAATCTCATCAGCAAATTCTGATAAGATATAGAGTGTTACCCACTCTTTAGCTTTTCCGCAGCATTCTTTTCTAAACTTATCAAGAGTCCATGTTTTTCCAGTTAGATACCGGTCAAACAATTCATCAATATACTTCTTGATTATCTTTTCTAGAACTTCAGGGATAACTTTAATCTCAAAAGGATTCATATTTTTCCCTCCTCGTAATCTAGCTTTCCACTGTAATACCAATCCTTCTAAGCCACGTCATCGTCTTGTTCAATCAGTGGCAAGATGTCATGCTTCTTAAGAAATTCATACAGTCCTAAGCGTCCTTTTTGTGTCCATTTGGTTTGCATTACGGCTTTTTCTGTTCCGTCTGCTCTTGGAACCATGATTGTATTTGAGTGGGTCCATCCCGTTCGTTGATAGCGACTGTAAAGCAACCATGTATTACCTTGTTTGTAGATAACCCCTAATTCATGCAATTTCTTATTCATCTCTCCACCGCTCATACCATAATCTTTAGCAATTTGAGTGATGGTTACTAGTGACTTATTATTAAGCACTTGGTCGTAGTAAGTCGCTTTAGGAGTCAATTCATTCACCCGCTGTTCAGCAATTAATCGTCCCTCGCGCTCTGTTTTAAGCTGAGTTGCAAGCTTGATAATTGTGTCTGGGTTAGTTAGCACCTCTTCAATCATTTGGTCCGTCATATAAGCACCGTGCTTTCTGATTGACGGAAGGACTTCCGTTGTAACCCAATCTTGAAACTTTTCAGCAACCGAGTTGTTAGCTTTGATTGCCAACTTATAGAATTGCGGTTCAGTGATGAAATCGCCTTTCTTTATCTTTCTGCCACAAGTGGCAGAATTTAAATAATCGTTAACTCTGCTCCATCTGACGTTTGTATACCCTTTGGCGGTTGATGTAATTCCTAAGCCAATAGCAGATTGTTCAGCGTCAAACATAATTTGACCATTAACTTCTTTGACCGGTAACTCAATAAGTCCGTTGCTGAACATCTTGACGCCTTTTTCAGCGAAGTATTGCAAGTTCATTGTCATCGACCGCTTTTCTTCGCTTTCGACTTCAACATCAGCCTCGGTTTCATCATCGCCAAAGAATTGAGCAAGCAATTCTTCGACTTCGGCTTTCATTTCCTTTTCAGAGATTTCCCAGCGTTCAACCGGTTGGCCACCTTCGGGAAAGAAGGTGTGTAATTGGCCTTCTTCTTGGTAAAGAAACAAATCCCCTACGTATTGATTGTTCACATAAACTTCTTCAACGTGATCGTTTGAGATGTCTTCGTTTTTTCTGTATTCAATCTTCATTGTTATTTCCTCCTATTCGTTGCTTAGTTAGACATTTCGTCTAACTTTTGACCAAAAAAATTTCTAGCGGGACACCTAGTGCCTTAGACGCTCGAATTGCAACGTCCCCAGTAAACTTATCTCGCCCATTTAGAACATTAGTAAGCTTTTGTTGGTAAGAATATCCCATCCGTTTGGCGACCCAGGAATATTTGATTCCCCGACTATCAATTTCGTCTCGCAAAATTTCCCTTGCGTTCGACTTTATAATATTTGTCATGATTTCACCCCCCTTTTTTCGTGGTTAAACGTTTTGTTTAACTGATTAACAAATATTATAATAACTCGCCGTTTTGTTTAAGTCAATATATTTTTTAAACTTTTTGTCAAAAAATATAAATAATACGTTTAGCCGTTGTATAATAACGTTGATAACAATAAACATAACGTTTAAAAAGGAGTGAAAAATCATGGAATTCAACAAATTGATCGAAGCGTTACGTGAGGATAAGGGATGGAGCAAAACCTACGTGGCAGAAAAGTTAGGCATAAAGATGCAAACATACGCGAATTACGAATACGGTAGAAGGCAACCGGACTTTGATATTTTGTCCAAACTGGCAGGGTTATACGAAGTCACCACCGACTATCTTTTAGGTCGGGATGGTAAGGAAGAAAATGTCCCCAAGATAGATAAGCACGCTAAATTAATCGCTGCACACATCGATGATGATGTATCAGAAGAACAAATGAAACAAATTACCGACTTTATTGATTTTTTGAAAAATAAAAAATAATCTGGTGGTGATCTTTATTGAATTCTATTGAACAATTAATGTCAGAATACCCCCAACTTAATTACATCTATACACGTATGCCAGAGGGTCTTCCGGGACTAATAATTGATAAGACTGTTTATTTAAAAAAAGACCTAACTTACCAAAAAGAACACGAAACTTTGGCAGAAGAAATTGGCCATTATAAAACAAGTGTTGGTGATTTAACGAGTTTGGATAATGCCGTTAATCGTAAGCAAGAAAAAATTGCAAGAGATTGGGGACGCATGAAGATTATCACATTAGATGGATTAATTAGTTGCTATAAATTATGCATGCGTACAGCCCAAGAAGTTGCTGATTATTTTGATGTATCTGTCAAGTATCTATTCGAAGCACTTGAAATGTATAAGAGAAAATTCGGAGTTATATATAGCTATCGTGGCTATACGTTTATTTTTGATAGAGGTCTCATTCTTAATAAGGAAAGTGAAACTATTGAAAATTAGAACTACTAAAATTTTGTAAAAATGTATGTCGGATATTTTCGTCAGAAAGGAGTTGTTATGAAACTAGGACCTAGGAAGCCAAGTATAAAACGTTCTATTTCCGCTAGAACTACCGGTAGAATTACACGTAACGCTAAAAAAACGTTAAATCCTACATATGGAAAAACTTGGGCAAATAATCCCAGAAAAGCTATGTACAACAAAATTTATAATAAATCTACCTATTCCTTCTGGGACGCTATTCGTGATGATGAAGACGTAGAAGCATCGTGTATTGCTTGTGGATGTATTTCTTTCATTATTTTAGTTTTGATTATTATCTTATTTTGCTTAATCATATAATTTTAGAACACTAAAAATTTCATCATATAGGAAACGTTATAAATTTAATAAAAAAGCATGAGGAGAAAACGTTATGAAAAAAACATTTTGGATATCATTATCTGTACTAATTGCTCTATTCATTACCACTACATCCGTAAAGGCAGTATCTGCAGAAGACTCACATAAAGAATTGGTTACTGTTGTCACTACTCCCATGGGGATGGAAAACTATCAAAATATTGAAGATAACTTATTAGACGCTGCTAAATATAATGACATTGAAAATCCAGACCAATATGCCGCTAAACGTTTTGATAGTAGATTGAAGAACATAATGAGTTTAAGGAAAAAAGCTCAGAAAGAGTATAAATCAGAAAAAAAGTTTTTAAATTCTCAAGACAAAGCAGCTCTTAAAGATTACACCAAAAAATTACGTGCTTATCTTTCCGCTTTGCATGACTATGCGGTGATTTATCAAAACGATAATCCGGTCATTACAAATCCAGATACTAGTCAAGAAGTTGTTAGTGAAACACAAAACGAACTAAATGAGTCTAAATCAGAATTTGATAAAGCTAAAAACGACTGGGTCAATTCATATAATTCGATTGCAAATCAATAAAAAAACCGCCACGGTCATGTGGCGAGATTGATTTCTAATAGCGCAATGGAAGTCGAAGCTAACCGGTTTATAATTTATGATACATCTTTCAAAAATAAAGCTGGAATTAAATACCAGACCAACTTAATGGCGGTTAAAATTCTAACACCCTTTTATTGTAAGGAAACTGAAAAGGAAGATGTTAATATCTACAGTTTCATGAATTCTTACTGCATTCCAAAATATTTAGACGAGACTATAAAAGAGGAGTTTATCCGGTATTATACTGGTTAATATAGGACCAATTGATTTGAAGTCACTAAAAGCTAATCAGAAAGATAAAATTCGTGAGGAGATCTTATATGAAAAAGAAAAAAATGAAATTCATTACTACTACCCTACTATTTATGAGTTTATTAGGTGCTTGTTCAAACTCTAATTCAAGCTCTAAAACTAGTTCAGAGTCTTATAAATCTAGTTCGTTAAAAGTTAAGAAAGCCAAAGAATCATCCAAAAAGAAAGCTGAATCTATAAAAGAGGAATCAAAAAGAAAAGCTGAAAGCAAGAAAAAAGCTTCTGAATCTAAAAGAAAAGAATCCGAAAGCAAAGCTTCATCTGAAAGTGCATCTATAGCTGAAAGCCAAAGTAGAGCTAGTGAATCTGAAAGCATTGCAAAAGCTAGTTCAGAATCATTAGCTTCTGCTCAAGAAAATCAAAGTAGCGATACCAATTATGATAATAATGGGAATGGTAGTAATTTTCAAAATACTGATATGAATACTGCTGACACTGGTAAGATTGTAGGTAATGTTAATAGTCATATTTACCACGTTCCCGGTCAACAAGGATATAATATGAATTCTGCCAACGCTGTATATTTTAACTCTGAGCAAGAAGCAATTGATTCTGGGTACAGGAAAGCTTTGAGGTAGTAATATGAGAGGATATATTAGAAAACCATCGTTAAAAAAATCTTTCAAAGCAGCTACTACTGCTAAGTATAAAAGAAGATTAAAGAAAAAATTAATCCCTGGTTATGGAACTCGTACTGCAGGATGGTTACATCCTAAACGTAAAATATACAATAAAGTATATCACCGTACATCAAAAAGTTTGTGGGATTTGTTCAAGTAATATAAGAAACATAAAACATCTGACAAATCTACAGGTATAGATATACCTAATGCTAGTTACGATCATCAATTCGTTTCTGAATTAGTTGATTTGGCAAGGTTACACAATGAATAAGTGTTCTTATAGATTTATCCACAGGTTAAAGGTTAATTCAGAAAAAAATTATTATGATTGGAGACATTATAGATGATAAACATACATTCATCTTGACCAATACACTAAAGTCGTTAAAAGCTGTGCACAACAAAAAAATCCACACTCCAGCCGCCAAGCAAAAAGTGTGGATAGAAAAATATGGACTGTTAACAAAATCGTTAACAGTCCTATTATAGTACATAATAGGAGGTATTTTATGGCTTCATACAGAAAAACAAGCACAGGCTGGAAAGCCACTGTGTCAAAACGTATCAATGGAAAGCTACGTCAAACATCTAAGCGTGGCTTTCGAACAAAGAACGAGGCGGTTATGTGGGCCGCTGCTATTGAAGCAGATATTGATGGTGTGGAACAAGCGAAAAATAACCCCAGTTTTGCTGATTATTTTCTGGACTATTTCAAGACCTATAAGGAACCACGGTTAAGCCAAGTTTCAATATCTAGATACCTTCGCATTCATAAAGAGCTAACTGACTACTTTGGAAACCAAAAGCTAAAAAGCGTTCGGCGCTCCGATTATCAGAAATTCATCAATCACTATGGCAGTAGCCATTCCAAAGAAACTGTCTACAAATTGCACTCGCTAGTTAAGGCCTCTGTTTCTTTAGCTTTCAATGATAGACTGGTGCCACAAAACTTTTGTGAAAACATTAATATCGTCTACAAGGATACTGGCAAACAAATATCTTACCTTAATGTTTCAGAGATTAAGCAATTAGTTAAAACCACATCCGAAAAACTAAATCCTAATTTTCCGGGTAGATATATGATCCTAACTGCTATTTTCACTGGCGCCAGGCTAGGCGAAATTATGGCCTTAACGTGGGAAGATATTGACTTCACCAACCACACTATCAACATCAACAAGGCTTTGGAGTATAACTACGGTCGTGATTTCAAAGCCACTAAGACCGAATCGTCTAACAGAACTATCAGAGTTAATCAAATTCTCTTAGATTGGCTTAAAGACCTGCAAGGACATAACATGGTTTTTCAATCTCAGTATGGTACGGTTCCATCTTCTAGCGCCGTTAATAAACTGTTAAAGCAGTTGTTGATAGATGCTGGCATAAATAGACCTGGTTTCCACTTCCACTCTCTCAGACACTCTCATGTGGCTTATTTGATGTATCAAGGTCTAGAGTTATACGTCATATCTAAACGGCTAGGACACTCAAATGTGAGCACGACAGCGAACATTTATGCCTACCTAATTGACGAGCACAAAAATAAAGCTGACGATTTAATTGAACAAAGGCTGGACAACTTATTGGACAACTTTTAGAAGATTTATATCTTTTTTTAACTGTCTATAAAGCGGAAAATGGCGGAAATGACGGGCTTTATTGGTTCTAATTATTAATTGTAAATCCTGTACTCTCCTTAGTATAAGTATCGATTAGGCAAAAAGGTTAGCGCGAAATTATGCGCTAACCTTTTTTACTAAATTAATTATTTTTCAAAATTTCATTACTTTGAGCGGACATGTGACGCCAAGTTAAAATCGAGTTTTGCTTGAAATCATCCAAGTAGTTACCGGCTTCTTCACGCGGCGTTAAGTAACCAATAATTTCCCCCATGGCATCACGCACCTTCAATTTGAAGTTTTCTTGGTCCCATAAGACCGTCCAATAAGGATCGCCCAACGCCTCTTCAAACATATTGTTGGCCGCATCGACAATTCCTTGCAAAATCACACTATCTTCCGTTTCATTTTCGAAACCATTGGCGTGTAACCAAGCTAGTTTCACGGCTACATCACCCATGGTATCAGGAATCATGTTATACATCTTTTTTACCAGCCCTTCTTTGTTATTCTAAAAATTGTACCATTAATTGCGCCAAACAACAAGAAAAGAGCCCGGCGAGGCTCTACTTACTATCTATTCAAGAAGTTTTATGTATAATCCTTCAGTACCTCTGTATGTTATCATGTTTAACCGTTTTCGTCAATCGCTTTCATTTATCTGAGATAGCGTTAAGTTTTAGTGGATATCTCTCCTCCCATTACACTAATATTGGGATTTATAAATTTATCATTTTTTGATCACCAATTTTATCAAACATCTGTTGAATACTAAGAGCCTCCGATACCACTTTATACGTGGTATCTAGGTATTTATA